CAACAACGACGGATTTTTAGTTGCTACGGTATTAGCAGACGGCCTTACAAGCTTAACCTTCAAGGGTTACAAGCTCGCTCCTGCAAACGTAACCGCTTCCGATGTAATCGGTTCTTACGATGCAAACACCGGCGAGGAAACCGGTCTTGAGCTTGTAAGAAGCGTATATCCGACATTTGGTCTTGTGCCGAACCTGCTGCTTGCACCAGGTTGGTCTCACAAGGTAGACGTAGGACTTTCCCTGCAGGAAAAGTGTGCCAACATTAACGGCGTATTCAAGTGTGAATGCGTAGTTGATATTGACAGCTCCGAAGCAGGCGCTACGAAGTACACCGATGTTGAGAAGGTAAAAATCGAGAACGCAATCACCAGCAAGCACGCTATCGCAGTGTGGCCGATGGTTAAGTATGCCGGAAGAAAGATGTACTACTCTGCAATTTATGCAGCCATGGCGGTGCATACAGACTTCGAAAACGGAAGTGTTCCGAACCTTAGTCCTTCCAACAGACCTATCAATATCAGTGCCACTGTTCTGGCAGACGGTACAGAGGTTAATCTCGATACCCTTCAGGCCAACGAGCTTTGTGCTGTAGGCGTTGTGACAGCGGTAAACTTTGAGGTATTCAAGGCATGGGGAAATAATACAGCAGCTTATCCGGGCAACACTGATCCGAAGGACAGATGGATTTGCTGCCGCAGATTCTTCTCCTGGTGGGGTAATAGCTTCATTACAACTTACTTTAACAAGGTTGATAACCCGGCAAACTACCGTTTAATCGAGTCTATTATTGACAGCGAAAATGTAAGAGGTAACAGCCTTGTGTCTCAGGGCAAGTGTGCCGGAATCAAGATGGTGTTCAGTAGAGAAGATAATCCGATCGGCAATGTAATTGACGGTAAGATTGTTTTCAGACAGTACCTTGCACCATACACACCGGCGGAAGATATTTTAAATATCTTAGAATTTGACCCGTCCATGATTGAGACGGCTTTAGGTGGAGGTGAATAATCATGAGCGCAATGGCAAACATTCCTGAAATCATTAACAACTATAACGTTTACCATAACGGCAATGTATTGGTGGGCGTTTCCGGTTCCGTTACCCTTCCGTCCTTTGATGCAATCACAGAGACAGTACAGGGCGCCGGAATTCTTGGAACCTACGATACGAGCATCGCAGGTATGTACGGAAGCATTTCTCAGGAGGTGCCGTTCCGTATTTTGGACGAAGATATCTTTAAGTTAATGAATCCTTCTGAATTAGTAGACCTTACTTTCAGAGCATCCGCACAGTCCACAGTGAAGGCAACCGGAGCAGTGGACTACAAAGGCATGCGTATCGTAGAGCGCGGCCGCTTAAAGAGCTTCACGCCGGGTAAGTACGAACTTGGAAAGCAGATGGATGCAAGCGTAACACTTGAAATCCTGTATATTCTTATCGAGGTTGGCGGTAAGACAAAGCTTGAATACGACAAGCTGAATTCCGTATTTATCGTTGACGGTAAGGACCTTCTTGAGAAAGTGAGGAGCTATTGCTAATGGATAAGGAAAAAATGGAGATGGAGGCGGTAGAAAATACCGCCTCTTTGAATGAAGAGACAGAGGAAAGCACGCTGGTTGTTAAGTTCAAAAAGCCTTTTACCTTCGAAAGAAAGGAATACACGGAAGTTGACCTTTCCGGCATGGAGGACTTAACAGCTGCAGATATGATTGCAGTTAATAAGATTATGAACAGAACCTCTCCAGGTATCGACGTTATGCCGGAGGTTTCCGTTGAGTATGCCTGCCATTTTGCGGCAAGAGCGGCGAAACTTCCTATCGAATTTTTCATGGCATTACCGCCTAGAGAAATGATGAAGGTAAAGAATCGTGTCATGGGTTTTTTATTCGGCTCGGAATAAGACCTTCCGACACGGCAAAGCTTAGAAAAATCATTATTCAGGTAGCGATGACATTACAGACAGGGATTGATTATTTGCAATCCATGTCTGTAATGGAGCTATTGGAAACCATACAGGAGGTGGCGGAAATTGTCGACGAAAGGAAAAGAATATCAGCTGGCCGTAAGAATAGCCGGTATCATTGATAAATCTTTCAACACAAGCTTAACGACCGCCAACTCGAAGTTGGCGAAAACGGTGGCAAAGTGGGACACTACATTCACAAAGCTTGATAAGGGATTCGATAACGCATGGAAGGCGGGGAAAAAATGCTTTAGCATTATTGCTGATGCGGCTGGCATCGCCACCCTTGCAATCGGAGCGGCAACTGCCGCATCGGTCGCTGTTGGCGTAGAATTCGAATCAGCATTTGCAGGCGTAAAGAAAACCACAGAGGCAACCGCAGAAGAATACGAAGCGCTCCGTCAAACCATTCTAGCCATGACCAGGGAGATACCTGCCAGCGGCGCTGAAATTGCAGAAGTAATGGAAGTAGCCGGACAGCTGGGTATCGAAAAGGAAGTTCTCGCAGAATTTACCGAAGTCATGATTAAGATGGGTGTTTCCACTAATGTGGCAGCAGAGCAGGCGGCGGAATCGCTGGCGCGCTTTGCAAATATCATGAATATGGAGCAATTTGATTCAGGAGGAATCAGCAATTACGAGAGACTTGGCTCGACCGTTGTTGACCTTGGTAATAAGTTTGCCACCACTGAAAGCGAAATCATAGATATTTCGACAGCGCTGGCGGCGGCCGGTAATATTGCCGGTCTGTCGGAGGCGGAGATTATGGGTATATCCGCGGCAATGGCATCCGTAGGACTTACAGCGGAGGCCGGTGCGTCTTCCATGAGCCGCTTAATCATGCAGATGCAGCAGGCTGTAGCAGATGGCGGCAATGAACTTCGGGATTATGCAGAAGTCGCAGGAATGACCGGAGAGGAGTTCGCAAAGCTGTTCAGAACGGATCCGGATAAGGCAATCATCGAATTTATTGAGGGATTGAATGAGGCCGGAGAAGGAAGCTACGACATTCTGGAAGATTTGGAACTCAGTACGATTCGAACACGTAAGGCGTTCCTTTCGCTTGCAGGAGCCGACGATTTGCTCGGAAAGGCAATCGAAACAGCAAACGAGGCATGGAATGAAAACCTTGCGCTGGAAGAGGAGGCGCAGAAGCGTTTCATTACTACGGAGAGTCAGTTAATTCTAATGGGTAATGCTTTTAAGGAGCTGGGCATTGTTGCATACGATGACTTACAGGAGCCGTTTGTCGGCGTTATCAGTAGTATCAAGGAGAGCGTCAACGGATTCACAGACGACTTAAGAGCGTCCGGAGCCGTAGGGGACTGGATTCAGAATATAAAGAATGAATTCCCGACACTGCAGAGGAACTTCAAGAAGTTTGCGGAACCGGTATTTAATGGAATCGTAGGAGCAGGTAAGTGGGTTGTGAAGAACGGAAAGGGAATCGTATCTATCCTTGCCGGAATCGGGGCCACGCTTGCGACATACAAAATAGCATCGACAGTAACACATATTGTTAATGCCTTGCTTTCCATGCCGCATATCGGAGCAATTCTTGGTGTGGCAGCAGCCGTTACAGCGGTAGTGTCTGCCTTTACTGCATATAAGCTACACGAACGAGAGCTTGTGGAAAACGACCTTGCTTCGCACTTCGGAAACATAGCGCTTTCCATGGAAGAGATACAGGCTATTGCGGAGCGCATCGTAGGCGCTGACAGCTTAGGCGGCGTTATGGATGCGCTGAAAGCATTTGAAGATATAAGCGTTATCGGTTCCAATATTGAAAGCAATATTGCAGACCTTAACAGGATGAACTGGAAAGTTTCCATCGGCATGGAACTCACGCCGGAGGAGCAGGAAGCGTACCAGGCAACCATGGATGAGTACGTTGCTTCCGTTCAAGCATACGCAGAGCAGTCCATGTATGCAGTGTCCCTGAATTTAAGCATCGCATTCGACGATGACAGTCTGGAATCGACCAACATTGTAACAAAGGTCAACAAGTTCTATCAGGATAAATATGATGAGCTTGCGGACCTTGGGACGCAGCTTAGTAATGCTGTGTCCGATGCTTTTGAGGACGGTCTCTTTGAGTTCGATGAAGCAGAAGCAATTATGAAGATTCAGGCGCAAATGGCAACGGTTCAGGAAGCCCTGGCAACAAGTGAATTTTCCGGAGCGTTAGCCGTTCTTGATGCAAAGTACGGAAACGGAACAGCGCTGACATCGGACGCATTTCAGAATTTACAGGCTGAATTAGCAGACCAGGTACAGGAATCTACGCTTGCATACGATGAAGCGCTTGCAAAAAATTATGCTGCGGTTCAGGCGGCAAAGGATGCAGGATATTTATCTGATGCAGAATACAATACAGCAATGGAAGGCCTTGAGGATACTTACCTGAAGAACACCGGAGATTTGCAAGTAAAGGCCATTCAGTTTCAGATTGACACCATCATGGAGGCTTACGGCGACGAATTCGGAGCTATGGAAGATGCGATTGCTTCCGCCATGGAAGAGTGGGGAGATATTTCGTCTTACGAATATGGCTGGAGCACCAACCCAGTGGGGCTTTTCGACTCTGTTATTGAAGATGCGTTCAACAGCAACGGAATTAAGAAATCAACAAAGGAAGCTATCGAGAAGCTCTGGGAGGAGCTGGAGCCTAGCGTAGAAGAATTAGAAGCATTGAAGCAGAAATACGAAGCGGCCGGTATGGCGGTTCCGGAAAGTGTCTTACAGACACTGGAAGAAGCATACCTTATCGGGGCAATGACCGCAAGGCGTGGCAGCTTTGGAGTTGGTTTCAAGGGCGACCAGCAATCCGCATATTATTCGCTCGGTTCCTATATCGTCAACGACGAGGACTATCAGTGGATAGAAGATATTCTTAAAGGGTATGAATGGGAGCTTCCAAAGGAAATCAATCAGAGAGCAGACGGCGGTCTTGCTACAAGACCGGAGCTTACATGGTTCGCGGAGAAAGGTCCGGAAATGGCTATTCCGATTGACGGAAGTCAGAACGCTATCTCTCTTTGGGAGCAGACAGGCCGTCTGTTGGGCATGGGAAGTGTGCTTGACGGCATAACACTGGAAGGCGGCACTGGCCCGTCCATTGAATACAGCCCAACGTTGCAGTTCTATGGAGGAACTCCAAGCAAGGACGACCTGACAGAAGCATTAAGAGTATCACAGGATGAGTTCGAAGAACTCATGGACCGGTACTTTAAGACGCACGGACGTGTGTCTTTCGGATAAGGAGTGTGCTTATGGCGAAAGTATATACAACAATATCAGGTGACGTTTGGGACCGTATCGCAAAGGAGGTATATGGAGACGAAACATATACCTCCTTCCTTATGTCGAACAACCAGCACCTGCTTAATTATTTTATTTTCCCAGAGGGAATACGCCTTACTATTTTAGACTTGCCGAAGGAGGCAAGCACTCTTCCGGATTGGAGGTCTTAATATGGCAGCACCGCGTCAAGTCGGTCTTACAATTACATACGATGGGAGCAACGCCAAAACCGGCGGCAGCGTATCGGAGAACGGTTCAAGCTCTGCGGGAGCAAAGACCACGTATACAGTCGTTTCAGGAGATACATTGTGGGCGATAGCAAAAAGATATTACGGCAGCGGAATTAAATATTTGAAGATATATAACGCTAATGTCGAAACCATAGAGAAAGTTGCTAAGCAGCATGGTAAATCAAGTTCCTGGAAAGGGCACTGGATATGGGCGGGAACAATTCTCACAATACCGGACGTTGAAGGCACCGGCAATAAGTCAAGTGGAACTTCAACGGACGAAACGTCGCTTGCCGCCCAGATGGCAAAGTCAGCCGAGGCATTCACTTATACAGATGTAGCCAGTGGCAAGTCTGACAGCATGACGCTTACCATCAGCAATATTGACAAAAGCTGGATGGGGGCAAACAGACCAAAGAAGGGTGCCGATATCGGAGTCAAGATAAACCCTACAAGCTGGAATTCCAACGACGGAAAGACAGAGACGTTTGACTGCGGGACATTTCTTTTGGATGACGTAGGCTTTTCTGGTAGACCATTAACGTGTGTCTTGAGCGCAGTGAGTGTGCCCGCCAATAGCGACTTTAAATCCCTGCCGCGAACAAAAACGTGGGAAGAAACCACGATTGAGGATATTGCACAGGAGATTTGTTCCGCCGCAGGTGTGGCGCTTCACTACGATGCCGATACGATTCAGATAGAAGAAATTGAACAGAATAAACAGGCCGACAGTGCTTTTCTTTATGCGCTTTGCGAGAAATATGGACTGGCCATGAAGGCGTACAATCACAAGGTTGTTATATTCGATATTGTCAAGTACGAATCTAAAGCCTCGGTGTTGACGCTGAAGGAAGAGGATATGGCGTCATGGAAGTATCATGCCACCATTGAAGGAACATATACCGGCGTAAGCTTTGATTATACGGAACCTGACCGGGATAAGACTTACAGTGTGGTCATTGGCAGCAGCGGCAGAATGTATTCGATGAACGGTCAAGCGTACAACGATTACGATGCAGAGCTGCAGGCGACCGCTAAGGTAAATGCCGCCAACCGTAACATTGAAACAATGACAGTAACGATGAAGGCAAACACGAAGCTCGTGGCAAGCCATTGTATCGACATAGACGGGTTCGGCGAGGCAGACGGTAAGTATTATATCGACAATGTCAAACACAACATAGGTTCAGGTTACAAGATGCAACTGACCTTGCATAAGGTTCAGAGCGCTATTAAGGTTACAGCTCCGGTTAATGAGCCTTCTGTACAGAATTATACGACGCTTCCGGGGGACACGCTCTGGGGAACCGCAAAGAAATTCTTAGGTTCCGGCATAAAGCAGAATTTGATATATGAGGCGAATCGTGAAACTATTGACAGCATAGCGAGAAACCACGGTTTATTAAATTCCGCAAATGGAATGTGGCTCTGGGCGGGCACCAATTTAAAAATACCGTTACTGAAGGAGTAGGCTATGATAATCAGAGTTGGGAAAGTTGTAAATATTTATCCGGACAAAGGTAAGGTCAAGGTACATTACAGCGACACGGACAATACGTCGCTTCCGTTACCGATGATAACCATGAACAATGAATATCTTATGCCAAAAATCGGCGATACGGTATTAACATTGCACATGACAACCGGAAGCAGTAAGGGCTTTGTACTGGGGACGTATTACAACGAAAACAGGATGCCTAAGACTGACACCGGGTATCGTAAAGACATTGACGACACCACGTATATTACATGCATTAACGGAGAGTGCGAGGTTCATATCGGAACCTCGCTTTTGATTAAGTCCAGCGATATAAAGCTGGAATGTTCTTACGGAACAATAACGGTAGAGGAAATAATGAAACGCATCGAAAGAATTGAGGATGCGTTAAATATTCCGCACACCATTTAAGGAGGGCAAAGCTATGCAGGTCGGAAATTTAGGAAGCCTGATTGTGTTTGAGGTAAGCACCGACAAGGTACTTACCTTTCAGAAAATGACAAATACAATATCCGGGCGCTGGACCACGCATAATCCGATTATGAGAAAGACAGAGTCGGAGTTTTTAGGACCGGGACAGCGAGGGTCTACCCTTCCAATATTCCTCTCGGCAAATCACGGAGTAAAGCCACGTGCCACGCTTGAAAAAATCGAGAAGGCGGCGGAGAGCGGAGAACCGTTTGTGTTTGTAGTTGGAGGAAAAAAGATAGGCAAATACCGGTGGGTAATAAGCAATGTGAGCGAGATATGGGATGAAATCATTAAAGACGGGCATCTTGCATCAGCGCACGTAACGCTTACCCTTGCGGAATACGTATAGGAGGTGCGGCATGGAGGCTTATATTGACGGAAACAGTAGCGGCTTTACAGAAGAGGAGTTTCTGGACGTAAAGAAATGTCTGGAAACTCTTTTATCTATTCGCGCCGGAAGTCAGCCGATGGATAGAGAGTTAGGTATTGATATTGACCGCATCGTAGGATATCCGCTGGGAGTTGCAAGGAATATGCTTTCTCTTGAAATAATTGAGAAAGTAGGCAGATATGAGCCAAGGGTGGAGGTTACTTCTGTTACGTTTGCGGACAGCGCAGAAGGACAACTGATACCACAGGTACATTTTATTAAGGCGGAGGGATAAGCAATGGAAAATATATTAGCGAGCTTCCCGGACATCAGCTTTATCGAGAATGCTACCGTCGAGGAAGTATTAGCACAAATGATTAGCGACTATCAGGAA